TTCTAAAAGCCTATAAACATTGACTTATTATTTATATAAATACTTGTATATAATCAATGATTATGTAATATATAAGTATGAAAGAAACAAACAAAGGAAATAAAATGACAAAAATACAAAACTACGATTCAGCTACTGATTTCGATATCAATAGAGGATTCAACAAAATAGTAGATAGCATTAGAGATGATAGTAGAGGAAACTATGACATCTATAAAGTTATTGACTTAGCAGACGGAAACCAAGTTCTATATTTTGGCGGTGGACACGACGATATGGGTATCGGTACTTTTATCTTCAAGAACAACGCTAAAACTAGAAAAGCTTTCACTTTTGAAGAAGATTGGAAAGGTGGAATCTATTTTAACCATAGACAAGGTAATGAAAATTCTGATTATGTAATTCATTGCGTAACAGATTATAAAGTTGCTCCATACAAAGAAGATAGAAGAGGTAAAGCAGACATTGACTGGAGAACAGTTAGAGCTTGTAAAACTCTTAAAGAATTAGTCAATTTTGTTGACGGGTTAGATGTTTTTGAAACTTCTTACTCTGATAAGAACTGGACTGGTTACGATTTTTGTATAACAACTGAATTAAACTAAAATCTAACTAAATTCAAAGAACCCACCAATCAAGGTGGGTTTTTTGTTAGTATGACTTTATGACACAAAAAGCTTTTAGAGTTACAGGAACAGAAAAAATTGCTCGTGAATTAAAGAAGATGAAGTTTACTGCTTTACCTTTAAGAAGATTTATGAATGATTATGCACAAGTAGTTGCTGAAGAAGCAAAAAGACAAGCACCAAAAGCAACAGGAGAATTAGCAAATTCTATTGAAGCAGGCAAAGTTAAAGACAGAGGTAGGCTTCCAAATTCAATTAAAGTTAGTTCGAATGTTCCTTATGATATTTATGTTCACGGAAGATATCAAAAACTTCCTGCGGGTTATAAGAAACCACCTGCAAAGAGAAGAGCTAATGCAACAGGATTTCCTAGAACAAGACCTCATAGACCACCTTTTCAACCGATTGAAGATTGGGTAAGAACTAAAGGATTAGATTTTGGCGGTGGAACTAATAGAACAGCAGGAATGGTTTCGGGTGGAATTGATAAAAGAGGTACTCCAATCGTTCCTTACTTATTGCTCGCTGAAAAGAATACAAGGAAACAAAGAAAAGTTTTATTAGCAAGAACTATGAAAGAAATTCAATTGGCTTGGAAATTAGGAACTAAGCTGTAAGATAGATATTAGAAATATGGGTAAATATAATAGATACGGAGCTGGACGCTCAGGCAGTTCATCTCAAAGAAGAAGAAGAAGAGGTAAGAAGTAATGGCGTTTAAAAGCGGAAAAGATACATTGGTTTATGTTGGTAGTACAGATTTTTCTAGCTATCTAAGTAATGCTGATGTTAATAAAACAGCAGATGTTGCTGAGACAACAACATTTTCAGATGAAGCAAAAACTTATATTGGTGGTTTAACAGACGGAACTATATCACTTGCAGGATTTTGGGACGCAACAGCAGACGCTACATTGTCAGGACTAATGGGTTCATCAACAACTTCAAATGTTCTTATAGGTTATGACGGAGTTGATACAGGAGATTATTGCAACTTTGCAAAAGTTGACGCAACAAATTATGGAATATCTTCTCCAGTAGGGGAAGTCGTAGCAGTTACAGTTGATTTACAAGCAACAGGTGGAGTTTTTAGTAATGGATATATACTTTCAAATTCTGCTGTAACAGCAACAGGAGTAGTTGGTTCTGCTCTTGACAACAGCGCTTCTTCTAGTGCAGGAGCTGGCGCTTTTNNAATTTGTACCTCTGTTAGTGGAACAAGTCCAACAGCAGATATAAAGATTCAACATAGTGCAGATATCTCTACCTATGCTGATTTAATAGCATTTACTCAAGTAACTGGAGCAACAAGTGAAATAAAAACAGTTGATTCAGGAACTACAATAAATCGTTATGTTAGAATATATAATACAATTGGCGGTAGTTCTACTCCGACAGCAAATGTCATAGTAGGATTCGCTAGAAATAGTTAAGGAGAAAAGAAATGGCATTCGTTCACGGAAAAGATAGTGTATTTAAACTTGATAACAACTCAGGGTCTTTAACAGACATCTCTGCGTATGTTAACAATGTTGACTTTCCTGAAAGTGCTGATGTTGCAGAAACAACTATGCTCGGAGCAGAAGCTAAATCCTATATTGCAGGATTAACTGACGCTACAATCTCACTAACTGGAATGTGGGACTCAACTGCTGACGCTATATTAGGAGTTGTTATAGGAAAAGATGATACTCTTTCCTATGAATACAGTCCTGAGGGAACAGCAAGCGGTAAAGTTAAATATACAGGCGAGTGTATTATGACTGCTTACTCAGTTTCTTCTCCAGTAGGAGACGCAGTAGCTTATAGTGCAGATTTTCAATGCACATCAACAATTACTAGAGGCACACACTAAATTTAATATTACAAAGGAGACGCAATGGTAGATAAATTTTTATCGGTAGATGACATCAAGTCATTGCCTGATGTACCCGAAAAGGTTATTGAGATTCCGCAATGGAAAACCAGTATCAAAGTTAAAGGTATATCGAAGAAAATGCAGATAGAACTTGGACGACTCATTCAAGGAGATACCACAGACGCTTTCGATTATCAGAAAGAGTTACTCAAAGCAAGTGTTATCGAACCTGCATTAGATGATGAAGCAATCGAAATACTTTATGAAAAAGACGCAACAGTAATCGATATAATATTTGAAGAATTAAACGAACTCAACGGGATTGGAAGTGAGGTAGAATCGGCTTTAGCCGAAGAATTTCAAGACTAATCCTGATATATCATTTCAATTTAGACTAGCTAGAGAACTAGGAATGACAGTTGGAGAACTGCGTACTAAAATGTCATCATTAGAGTTTCATCAATGGGCTACTTTTTATTTATGGGAACAAGAAGAAAAAAATAAACAGTTAGCAATGCAAGAAGCTGAAGCAAAAAAGGCTAGAATGAGAAGATAATGGGTGCAAAAGTATTAATAGATATAGTAATGCGTGGAGCTGGTACAGCTTCTGCGCAAATGAGCAAACTTGGTGGTGTATTTGGAACATCAGGTAAACAACTTTCAAAATTTGCAAAAATAGGTGTTGGTGCAGTTGCAGTTGCACTCGCAGGAATAACAAAAGGAGTTATGGCTTCTGTTCAAGCTTTTACAAAGTTTGAAGATAAAATGACTCAGTCTCTAGCGATTATGGAGACTACAACCGCTCAACAAGAACAAATGGCTGGGGTCGCAAGAGATGTAGCAACTCAAACAGTTATTGGAGCTAGTGAATCTGCTGAAGCATATTTCTTCTTAGCTTCTGCTGGTTTAAATGCAGAACAATCAATGCAAGCACTTCCTCAAGTTGCAAGATTTGCACAAGCAGGTATGTTCGATATGGCAACTGCTACTGACTTAGCAACTGACGCACAATCAGCTTTAGGTCTCACAGTTAAAGACGCTCAACAAAACTTAATGAATCTTACTCGAGTTACTGATGTTCTTGTTAAAGCTAACACTTTAGCAAACGCAACTGTTCAACAATTCTCAGAAGCACTAACAAACAAAGCGGGCGCCGCTTTAAAAGTTACAAACAAATCTATTGAAGAGGGAGTTGCTGTTCTTTCCGCTTTTGCAGACAGAGGAGTCAAAGGTGCAGAAGCAGGAGAAAAGCTTAACCAAATTTTAAGAGATGTTTCAAGAGCAGTAAAGAAAAATAATGAAGAATGGATTAAGTCAGGAATAAATGTAACTGACGCTAGCGGTAATCTTTTAAATCTTGCTGATGTAGTTAAAAACTTAACTGAGGGTATGGACGGTTTATCTGATGTTCAAAAAGCTGGTTTGTTAGACCAATTAGGATTAAACAGAGGTGTTGCTGACGCAGTTAAAATACTTGCTGGTTCTGAGGAAGCTATTAGAAATTATCAACACGAATTAGAAAATGCAATGGGTTATACGGAAAGAGTAGCTAAAAAACAATTAGAAAGTTTTACCTCGCAGATGAAAATACTAAATAACCAATCAGAAAACTTAAAGATAACTATTGGAGAAGCTGTTGTTCCGTCTCTTGTTAAAATGGTTAAAGGTTTACAAACAACAGTTGAAAGATTACAAAACTTTAGAAATAGATTAAATTCTAGTGAAACAGCAATGAAGAAATTTAAACTTGCTCTTAAAGCAGTTATGGTGGTTTTAGCTGTTATGTTCCCAGTAGTTACAGCAGTAGCTGTTGCTATTGGATTAATAACTAAAAAAGTTAATAAAGGCAATAAAGCTTATGAAGAAGCTTCTAAAAAAGCCGACCAATATACAGAAGCTCATAGGAGACAACAATATTATTTAGGTTTTACGGCAGAAAAAACTGAAGAAGTTATTGAAAAAAGTAAAACTTTAGATGATATTTTAGACGGAACAAACTTTACAGTTGATGAACTTACAAAACAATTAGAACTTAACGGAATAGCTTTAGATGAAAATGCACAAGAAGCACTTAAGACTGCTGAAGCTTATGAAGATAGTTTATTAGGTGGAATGGAATCTGTTTTAAATGCAATGGAAGCTTTAGAAGATAGGCAAGAGAGAATCCATAAGGCAGAAACTAGAAGAAATAAAGCTTTAGAAAAGCAAACCAAAGCTGAGGAAGAAGTCAAAACTGCTACTGATAAGCTTGAAAAAGCTAAAGAAAAACTTAATGAAGTTCAAGGTCTTGGTGCAAAAATTACTGATGAAGAAGCTCTTGCTATTGCAAGACAGAAACAAGTAGTTGAAGAACTTACAGCAACAGAAGATAAATCAGAAATACAAAAATTAGAATTAGCAGTTGCTATAAATCAGTTAAATAAATTAGAAGAAGAATCTATTGCTTTATCCCGTGAAGAAGAGGACGCAATAAGACAACTTGAACAAGCTGAAAAAGATTTAGTTAAAGCTGAAGATAGAAAAGCTGAAGCTATTAAAAAAGTTCAAGAAGAACAAAAGAAACTTAATAAACTTACTGAGGCTTCTCTTAAAAATACTTTAGAGTATGCAATACTTCAAGAAAATCTTAATAAGGCTCTTGAGGGATTTGGAAAAGGAACTAAAGGTTACAATGACGCTTTAGCTAAAATGTCTGCACTAACTGGAGTTAAAGTTGATGAAATGATTGCAATGTATGACAGATTGTTTGCAAGTATGAGTCGAACAGGAGTATCTGCTCCGTCTGTTACTACTACTCCGTCAGGAGATTCTACCTTTGGAGACGGTGTAAATCCAGCAGGCGCTCCAGCAGGAAATGTTATAAACAACTTAGGACAACAATTTATGAAAGATATTGGAAGAAGTTCTATTATGAGTGGACACGGTGGAAGAGTTGGCAGTAGAGATTTAGGCGGTGGACAAACATTAATTACTGTTAACACAGGTAATTTATTAGGAGATGAACAATCTGTTCAGAATGCTGTTGCTTCTGCATTGAAAGAAGCTCAAAGGCGTGGAATAGAAGTAGCTTTATAATGAGTGTTGCTTTTGACGATAATGTAACACTTACAGTTGAAGTAGGATTTGATTCAGAACCTTTTGATAGTTCTCAATCATTTACAGATATTTCTGCCTATGTTAGAGCAATAAATATTCGAAGAGGAAGAGTTAATGAATTAGGTCAGTTTCCAGCAGGAACTTGTTCATTAGCACTTTCAAATACTGACAACAGATTTAATCCAAATCAATCAACTTATTATTATGATTCGGGAAATGGTAGAACAAAGATACAACCATTAAAAACAGTTAAGGTATCTGCTACTTATGATTCATCTACTTATGTTTTATTTTATGGGTTCTTAGATACAATACCAGTTAGTTATGTAGCTGAGGGAATTGACTCAATAGTTACTTTTACTGCTGTTGACGCATTTAAAATATTTAAAGGTCAAACAATTCAGTCAGTTGGTTGGAGAGTTGGAACAAGTGGTTTCTCAGAACTAGGAACTTCTACACGATTAGGTTATGATGACGAACAAGAACTATCTTCTGCAAGAATAACTAGGCTTTTAAACTCTATTGGCTTTCCAAGTTCTTTAAGAACAGTTAATACTGGAACAAATCAAGTAATAACACAAGCAGTTACTACTAATTTACTTGGTGCAATGCAAGAATGTGAGACTGCTGAGAATGCACAATACTTTATTGCTAAAGACGGTAAAGCAACTTTTAGAAATCGTGCTTATAAATTAACAAATGCTTCGGCAACTGATGTTCAAGCTACCTTTTCTAATGACGGAAGCAACTTACCTTATAGAGATGTTGTTACAAACTTTGATACTAATGAAGTTATTAATGTTTACGAATGGACAAGAACTGGTGGTGCAACTCAATATATTGCTGACGCAGACTCAGTTTCAAGATATACAGCTAAAGATTCGCAAAAAAGTACTATAAATGTTACTAACGCCAATGTTTTATCTTTAATTGAGCAGAAACTATCTGAAACAGCTTTACCTATTGTTCGTATTGAAAGATTAGAAGTAAACCCAAGAGATAATGTTTCTATATGGTCGCAAGCTTTAGGAAGAGAATTTGGCGATAGAATTAAAGTTAAGATAGTAAATCCTAACGGTACTAGCGTAGAAGATGAACTTTGGATAGAATCAATAGAGCATAACATAAACTCAAGCTCGCAAACTTGGGATTGGAATGTTACACTTAGTCCAGCAGGTTCTTCAGCTTTTGTTTTAGGACAAGCACAACTAGGTGTTGGAACAAGATTTGCATACACATAAGGAGAAAAAATAAATGGGTGCAGGATTTAAAGTATGGTCGACTGGAGACTTAGTAACCGCTTCGGATTTTAATAATTATATTCAAGAACAAATAATAATGGTTTTTGCTGATTCCTCAGCTAGAGGTTCTGCTGTTTCTTCTCCTGAAGAGGGAATGTTTGCATATCTAAAAGATACAAATACATTGACTTATTATGACGGGTCAAGTTGGGCTTCTTATATAGGAGACGGCGATATTACAGGCGTTACTGTAACAACAGGTTCAACTTCGGGTTTATCAGGTGGAGCAACTGCTACCTCAGGTGCATTCTCTTCAACTTTATTAGTAGCACCAACACAAGCAACCTCAGCAACAGTAGCAAGTGGAGATGTTATTTTAATCGCAGATATTGACGATAGTAATAATTTAAAGAAAACAACAGCAGGAGACATTGCAGGATTAGCTGGTGGTGTTTCTTTAGGTTTAGTAATAGCGCTAAGTTAGGAAAGGATAAAATATGGCAGATACATTACATTCAGAACAAGGTGTTCTAGGAACAGGTAGCACAGCTATTTTAGACGCAGTAGCTTCAAGCACGACTGAAACTGTTATTGGATTAACTTTATCTAATATAAGTGGAACTAGTGCAGATGTTACAGTTGATTTAAGTATTACCAAGTCGGGTGGCTCATTAAGAAAAATCTTAAATGATGTTTCACTTCCATTTGGAACTACTATCACAATGTCAACGAAACTTGTATTAGAAACAGGCGACACTATGCAAGGACTTGCAAGTGCAGCTTCAAGTGTGGATTTTAATTTAGCTTATTTGAAACAAACCTAAAGGGGTAATTTATGGCCTATATAGGTACTCAACCAAATAATGTTTTAAAGAATACTGGTATATATAATCCAAATGAAATACTGCAATTAACCAAAGAGGGTAGTTGGGGTGGCTCATTAGAACTTATTGAAAGCCAAATTTATTCTTCAGGTACAATTTCAGCAGTAGATTTTACTTCTATAAAAGGTGCTAAATTTGATGTACACTTTTTAACTTGGTCAAATGTTGACTTTGCTTCAGAGGAAGTTCCATCATTAAGATTTTTTGAAAGTGGGGTAATTGAAACTGCAAGTGTTTATCAATATGCTTATCAAGGTTATAGTGCAGGTGGAAGTTTTACTGAAAACAGAAGTACAGGCGAAACATATTGTTTATTAGGTAACTATACAAATGATAATACTAATGGATATGCTTACATTTATAACGCTCATAACAGTTCAAAATATACTTTTGTTACAAGTCAATCAATGGACGATGACCAAGACGCTAGCCCAGACAGTATTGGTTTATTTGGTGGAAGTGTTTTACCACAAGCAAGTACAGTAGATGGAATTAGATTTACAGGAAGTGCTAGTACTAATTTTTCTTCATTTACTGTAAAACTTTATGGGGTAAAACAGATATGAGTAACCTAAGATTAATTAACGAAACTACTTTATCAAGTTCAGTTTCAACTCTTTCAGTAACTGATGTATTTTCAGCAGATTATGATATTTATAAAATTACTATGAATGATTTTTCTACTGCTAGTTCAACTGCAACCGAAACATTTTTAAGGTTTATTAACTCTAGTGGAAGTGTTATAAATTCTGGAAGTTTATATGAAAGAGCTGATTTGTATATGCCAGCAGATACAGGTTTTTCAGAAATAAAGTCAACAGGAGATGATGAAATCCATTATGCAGTAGGCACAATAGATGATAGCCCACAGGGTGGTAGTGCAGTTCATTATATTTTTAATCCTTATTCAAGTTCAAGCTATACATTTAATATAAATCAAAATGTATCTTTTTATTCAAACCCAAGATTTTTAACTAATAAAGGAATAGGTGTATTAGAGCAAACAAGTTCAATTACAGGATTTCAGATTGTATTTGATGTAAGTAATGCAAATGCAGGTGTTTGTAGAACTTATGGATTGAGAGTAGATTAATGGGATTAGTACAAGTAGCAACAAATACAGTAACAAGTGCAGTAGCAAGTGTTACCTTAACAACTATAAATACTGATGATGTTTATATGGTAGCTTTAAATAATGTTGCAGGAACAGCAGACGCTAATTTTAATATGAGAGTAACAACAAGTGGTACTGCTGATAGTGATAGTGAATACGATAAAGCTAGTGAGGTTTTTAAAGCAAATACATCTTTTGGTACAACAACTGATACTGATGAAGCTCAATGGAGAATTAATAGTACAGTTGGAACAGATACAGGAGAACAGACAAATCACATTTTATATTTATATAATTTTAATAATTCTTCTGAATATAGTTTTTATACCAATGAAAGTGCAAAGTTAAATGCAAGTGCAGTTTTAGAGGGTTATCAAGGTGGTGGCGTTCATACAGTTACTGAAACAAATGATGGTGTTAATTTCTTTTTTACAAGTGGCAACATTGAAAGTGGAACTTTTACATTATGCAAGGTGATATAAATGAGTAGTAATACATACGGATATATAGCAGACACAGGACCAACACAGGCTTATGGTAATNTACCTAGGAAATATANTCCTATAAGTGCAACAGGAATAATA